GTCATCAGGAGTGCCTCCAGGAGGTGTGTTAGTAATCAATCCAGCTTCTTTCATGTAATCAACACCTTTTTTACTCATAGGATCAAAAGGTTCTCCAAAAGTTCTATAATAATCTTTTGTACTTGGAAGCCCTATAGGTTTTTTTCTAAAAAAACTTTCGCCTCTCATTTTTCTCATTCTACTTCTTTTTAAATAAGGATCCAAAAATAAACCTTTTAAAACAGATGCACCTGGACCCATAATCATTTTTCTTTTTTGGTTATTTGATCCTCCTGGTGGTGTCTTAACTTTTAAAGAGGTAACTTTTTTTGGATCATTACCTCCATGAATAATAGAGGATGTTTTTTTAGCACCTTTGTAGCCTGATGAAAAGGGATGTCTTGCATCCATTCCTCCACCTTTGAACTTTCTAATTTTTTTATTTTTTTTCATACATTAACCTATAATTTAACTGTGCTATATTTCTCCTGTCTTCTAAAACACATATATTCTATCATCATCTCAATACATTCGTAAGCCCTACCACCTGATAGCTTCCATTTATAAGTCTGTGTCCAATGACTCTTTCTAAGTCTAGGTTTTACCACTCTTCCACCAAAAAAATCGGCAAATTTTTGTACTGAATCTTTATCACACATTTCAACAGAACATTGAAATGATTTTCTACCATCCCCTTTGCCCCATATACCGAAGCTTCCTTCACCATCAAACAGTCCTGCAAGAAAAATTAATTTATGCTTTTCCGGCAAGTTTTCGTAAGAGTTTTTTTCGTTCACTTACTTTTATTCCTTGTGGGTTAGGCCCTTTTTTAGGGGGCGGTCCATATCTAACTCCTCCACTAAGTCCCTTACGTTTTTTTTGTTTTTCTAATCGCATTTTTTCCTGCTTTAAATATTGAAGCTACTTTTGTTTTACCCATTACTTTAGCACGTTGTTCTCCAACTGTTAAGATCTGTATCTTTCTAGCAAATGGTTTGTTAATTCTTTTTACTTTTGCAACAGTTGCACTTGCATCTGCTGGTGTTGCAAATTTTATTTTTACTGTATCTCTTGGGTTCTCATCGGTATAAAGCCTTCTCCCTGAACCTTTAGGTTTCTTACCTGTTCCTACTTTTGGATCTTTATTTTTTTGCAATTTTTTCTCTAGCTACTTGTAATCTTTCATCTGATTGTGCAGCTTGCTCCGAAAGTTTATCATATTGAAAATCTAATTTAGCTGCCTCTTGTTGCATATCCATTTCAGCTCTCATTTTCGTCTCTGCAGCTTTTCTTTGTAAGTCCATAGCTCTTAAATCTATCTCCTGTTGTTTTAATCTGACTAAAGGATCTTGTTTACCAGCTTGTGCTTGCATCTCACCTCTAACTAATTGCTCAGTTATCTCTGCAACTGCAGTTGCAACTGCTTTATCAAACTGAATTTGAAATTGTTGTGGGTCCTGTTGTGCTAACGCGGCCATATTAGGGTCTGCCATCAATTGTTCTTGAACTTCTATCTTCGCTTTGAAAGATATGTGGTCACTAATGTGCGATTGTAACAGCGCATACACTTGCGGATTAATTTGAACCATTCTTGATTGCATAAATGCCATGTGAGCAGCGATATGTGCGTCATGATCTTGAAATTCAAAAGCTGTAAGTAGTTGCATTTGCAATGCACGTGCATTTTCTTTCGCAGGATCCATGGGTTCAGGCGGTTTTGGTGCTGGTTTTAGTAAAGCTTCAATTTGTTTTGTTCCTAATGCTTCATAAACACGTCTATAGGCCTCATGAATGTTATGTAAGGCTGGATTTGAGCTTGCTACTTGCAATTGTGTCTGTGCAAGCATCACTCTTTGTGCCATACTCATGATATTTGGATCAGCTACCGGTAAAATATCAACACGATTATCAAAATCTAAAGCTTTTATAAATCTTGGACCACCGTAAACGTCATATGGATACTCTGGTGGAAGCGATTCAGCCATAATTCTTGCTAAAATCTTAAATTCCATCTTCATTGCGTAGTAACAACGCTTGTGAACACCACTCATCACTCTCGAACCACGCTCCATCATGGCTACAGTTGTGCCTACTGCTCTGTTTTGAGCATCATTTCCAATATTGTTATCAGTAATCGCTGCAAATTTTTGCCCTGCTTGTACTAAAAAACCTAAAAGATTAAATAAAGTTACTGATGGTTCAGTAAATGGTAAGTTAAAAAACTGTTCTCTGATATTTCCACCCGGTGCATCCACATCTCTGAACTCTCCAGGCTGAATGGGTTGGTCATCATCTCTTACTCTGATACCTCTAGACTTAAATCCTGCTGGTAAATTTTTTAAAGTACCTGCATCAATCAATTGTCTTAGTGATTGTGTAGCCGCTTGAGACAAACCACCAATCATATGTGTAAGGCCAAAGCCATAAAAACCTAAACCAGGTAAAAATTTGTAATGAACAAAATATTCTATTCTTTTGTATGTTGGATCGTCTGGTCTATAGTTTCTATAGATTGATAATATTTCACCACTGCCTTCGTCAATGGTGACCACGTAGGGAATTTTTATACTTTGTGCACGAGAATCAAACTTTTCGTAATCATCTAAATGTAAATCAACGTGCATTTCTAAAATAGTATGAAGATCATCACTACCCGCTTTTTTCACACCTTCAAGTTCATTAATTTTTTTCTGAACTTCATCTGTGTCATCTACTGATCCTGTTAATTCTACCTCACGATAAAATCCTGCCGCCATTTGTTTCACGACTTCGTTTTCCGTTAGCCGTTGTACGTGAGTAATTCTATCTGTATCTTTAAGATCAGACGCATAGTAAGGCACCACTAAATCTTCTGCTGGAATAAATTTAGATACAGGCCGTTGCATTAATTCATCGTAATAGATTTTTTTAAAAGTGCTACCGGACAATGGTAAATAGAATAGCATCTGATCCATGTCAGTAGTGTACTCTTCCATTTTTTCCATAAGCATGTAGTTCATGTAATCTTTAACTCGGTCAGCTTGTTGTTCAATTGGCGGGGTTTGTAATCCTACTATTTGTGTTCTAACCGGGCCATCGCTTGGAACTAATTCTTTATAAGCTTGTGCTTGGAATTGTGTAACAGATTCCGCGAGCAACGGATGAGTAACATTTGAAGCCCCTTTAAACGGTTTACTTACTTCTCTGTATTTAACACCTAAAAGATCTAAACCTTTTATGTAAGCATCTTCCCATTCTTTTCTAGATTCTTTATCTTTTTTATAATCTTGAACTAATTCACTGGCCATACGAGATAATGTTCTCTCGTCCATTGTTTCTGCAAGATTAGCATTGAAATCGTCTTGAGGTCTTAACTCTTCCTCTGGTTCTTCTCCTTCAACAGAAAGTTCTACTTCCTCTGTAACATCTTCTTGAGGAGTATCAACTTCTAAATCTTCAGTGATGCTTGTCTCGTTTTTTTCAACAGCCATATATTTTTATCCTTTTAGCCTTGTCATGGCTGAATATCAACTACATTATTTTAGTTGCTTTTTTTCTGCCAAGTTTACAACCTCTAGCCATAACAGACGTACCTGATTTATAACCCATAGGTTTCATCATCATTCCACCACCCATTTTTTTTCCTGACATATTTTTTTCAATGGCCATTCCTCTTTTCTTTTCGTAACCGGAAAGTTTTCCGTCTTTATCTAAATCTGCTTTACCTGGGTTTTTGAGCATCGCTCCTCCTCTTCTTTTGCTTACTGCATTTTTTGCTAATTCAATATCAGCTAAAGATAATCTTCTGCCTGGTTCTCTTGATTTTGCCAACTCAAGAGCTTTTTTTCTATCAGAAATTTTTAACATTTGTTCTATTTTACTCGGTACAGGTTTGTAGTCATTTGGATTTTCTTTCACTTTTGATTTTTTTACAAAAACTGCTTCACCTTGTTTATTTAAAACTTTAACCATTTTTTCTTCTGAGTCACTTTTCTTTACGTAGTCACTAAGACCAGTTCCTGATTTTCCTCTTTTAGTTTTCATATTAAATCCTAATAATATTTATACTCTTTTTCAAATTTTATTGGCGGGTCGTCCCAATCGTCCGAGTACGTTGTAACAAATCCA